CGCGGTAGCCGGCGCGCTCGCTCACGCGCGGCCTCGGCGCGGCTTGGGCGCGGGCGCGGCGGGTGCGTCGTCGCCGACCACGGGCGGCGCGTAGAGGCGCTCCATGGCGGCGCGCATCCCGTCGAGGAGGGCCTCCTCGTTGGCGAGGGCGTCACGGTGGAACGGCGAGCTCGGCGCCTTCTCGCGCCACTCGTCGACCTTCTTCTCATGGCGCTCGATCTGGATGTTGATGAAGTCGGCGTCGGGCAGCTCGATGTATCCGTTCACCACGAGGCGGCGGCAGAAGGCCCAATAGCCCTCCTCGTCGCTCTCGATGCGCGTCTGCCCGGCAACGACCTTGGGCAATTCCCACTTCGACATGTGGACCGTGCCCGCGACGCCGTCGTAGGCGACGACGTAGCCGCCCGGCTCGGCGTCCCAGGGGATCACCGTCCAGCCTCGACGGCGCTTCGCCACTTCGGCGGCGTCGGTGTTTCCGTCCTTATCCACGTTGCCGACGCCGGGGTCAGCGCGCAGCGTCGAAAGCATCGGGAGCCACTCGCCAGCGCGATAGGTCCACTTCGCAGGATGGTGCAGATACCAGAAGGTCGGAGAGGGCTCGAGCCGCACGAGCTCGCGCATCGCCTGCGGGCGACTCGCCGCGCGGCCCTCGAACTGTCCGGTTCCACTCGTTCCAAATGTCGCTGCCATCATCACTCCTTTGTGTCGCAGACTCAGATGCGCCCGCGCAGGTAGGGTAACCACCGACGCGGGCGCGTGCGTGTCTGAGAGGATCAGGCGTCGGAGAGGATGCCGACGCCGCGAAGGTCGTCGAGCTCGGCGACGCCAACGAAGGCGGAGCCGACGATGATCGTCGAACCGGAGGACGCGTCGCGCTCGAGCTCAACGAGGATGGGCGACTGCGACGCGATGGTCGCCCCGCCGAGGATCGGGGCGGCGGTTGCGGTCGCCACGCCGATCGCGCCGGGGGCGATCATCATGCCGATTCGATCGGCGCCCGCGTTGGCGGTATTGATGCCGTTCGCCGAGGAAAACACGTCTACGCCGAACAGGTTTCCGCGGAAGCCGGGGCCCTTCGCCTGGACCTGGTCTTGCGACGTGGCCAAATACTGCCCGGGGCCCACTTCGCTACGAAGCGAGGAGATCAGGTCATTGACCTGAACCGGGTGAAGCACGGCCGTAAAGATGCCGTCCGCGCTGTTGAGCTGGAGCTGGAAAATCGCGGAGTAAAAGTTCGCGACCGTGAGGTCAACGCCCGTGGAGCCGACCGAGGTCGAGAAGCCGGACGCCAGATCGCCAAGCATCGCAGTCACGCGCTTGTTATAGGCCAACACCATGTCGGCCGCGATGTTGTCCAACGTCACGTCGAGCGCGATGCCGGCCGAGGTGAGCTGCGCGAGGTCGCTGATCTGGCGACGAAGCGCCTGACGAGCGATCGTGACGTTGGCGTTCGCCGTGGTCAGCGCGGTGTTGCTCACCGTGGAGTTCTCGGCCACGGACGCCATGGCGTTCGCGCCCCAGCTCACGACCGGCACCTGCACGACGGTGGAGCCGCTGCCGTTCATCGACCGAAGTTGGGTAATGGAGGGGTGATTGACCAACGAAGCGGTATCAGTGAGCTTCGTGACCACAAACTGATTCAAAATGGCGGCAACGCGGGCGTTGCCGCTGAGACCGGAAAAATAGACTTCGTTGGCCACGGGGGCCTCCTGACAGTTTGGAGGGTTCCCGCGCCTTTCGCTTTTTTACGGGAGCTCGACCCCGTGCGCGTGCGGGGCGCTAACCCCGCACGTCCAGCCTACGTCCTCCGCGACAAGCTGTCAACCTGTGCGCAGCGCCGCCATGATGGCTTCGCGGTTCGCCTTGAAGTCGGCGGGCGACAGCCGCGCGATGGCCTCGGCGCTCCATGCCTGGGGTTCGCTCGGAGCCTGGGGGATCGTGCCCGTCGACGTGCGCGGCGAGGGCACTACCGGCGCCGCTGGCGCGGCCGTGGTCGTCGGCGCGGGCGCGGCAGGGGTAGAGGCCGGGAGGTACGCGCGAACCGCCTTGGGGAGCCCGTCAGGGGCCGCGAGCCACTCCGACAGAGGAGGCCGTCCCTCGGCGGCGAGCTTGCTGTACGCGTGCTGAACGTACTCCATGCCCTCGGCGTCCGTGATGCCAGCGGCGGCGATCTCGCGCTCAACGCGGAGGGCCTCCCGCTCGGCCTTCGACGCGGCCTTGACCTCGTCCACCTGGGCGCGCCACTTCTCGGCCTGCGCCGCCACGGGCTCAAGCTCGACCACGCGGCTCTCGAGCTCCTTGACGCGCGCGACCAGTTGGCGAATGCGCGCGGAGGCCGCGCCCTGGTCCGTGGTTTCCGTGTTCACTTCTTCGCTCATGCGTACCCCTTCGTTTCGGCTTGAAGCCGAGCTTCTTGCTTTAGAATCTTGTTCGCCCATCGGCGCCCGGCGTCGCCGCCCCACAGTAGCCACGCGATGCGGCCGGGGCTCGGGTACGCAGGATGTCCGCGCTGGGCCGAAGGCGCCTCGAGGTCGACGGCATGGCGCTCAAAATAGGACACCATCCGCCGCACCGTGTCGATCGACAGCGTGCGCCGGTTGCCGAGGTCACGCGCCCGCGCGACACCTACGAGCGTCCCGCCGTGTCCGTACTCGCGACGCAGCTCGAGGCCGCGACGCGCGGCGGCGGCGACCGTGGCCGGCGGGCGCAGGTCGAGTTCTCCGGCGCGCTCCTTCGCGCGAAACTCCCGGTACACCTCTGGCTCGTTCAGCATCAGATACCGGCGCTGTGCCTCGGAGACGAACGGCATTAGCTACCCGCCTCGCCGCTGGCCTCGCTCTCGACCTCGCCGACGAGCTCGACGGAGGCCTCCACCTCGGCGCCCGTCAGGTAGCCACGGGCCTCGCGGAGACTCTCCACGACGGCGCGGAGGATCTCGGCCTGGTCGCCGGTCGCCGCCTCGAGGAGCAAAGCGACGGCCTCTTCGGACGCTACCAGCTCGTCCACCGCTTCAGCCATGGCCTCGGCGTGGGATACGTCGTCGGCAGGCTCCGTCGGCGCGGGCGTCGTCACTCCTTCCGGCGGCGGCGCCGGCGGCGCCTCTGCTCGCATGGTTCGAATCGCGGCGAGCTGAGCAATCGCGTCCTGCTCGGACAGGCTCCCGAAGAACCGCAGCGCGTCCACCTCGGACATGAGCCCGGCGGCGAGCATCTCGAGAACGTGCTTCCGGCGCGCCTCCATCTCCTGCGGCGACAGCGGGATCTCGCGGTAGATGACGGAGTAGCCGCCCTCGGGGTAGTTCGTCGGCTCCGTGTTCGCTTCGCTCCAGCGGTTGTACAGCACCGCCGACAAGCCGACAAGGGCCTCGTCAGAGGCGCGGAACTGCATGATGTACCGGCGCTGTGCCTGGCGCTTGCCCTCCTGGGAGAGCGAGATGGCGTAGCCGGAGCGCGCGGAGCCGGACGTGCGTTGGAGCTCCGACGGCGCGAGGCCGGCGTCGGTCGCGAGCCGGTGCGCGACGGCGGCGATCACCGCTTCGAGCTTCTCCACGTCCGCGCCGGCTTGGTACTGGCCCATCATCGGCTGGCTCGTCTCCGCGATGGGATCGAGCATGAGGATCGTCGTCGGGTCCGTCGTCACCTCGGAGCGCGCGGCGCGGCTCCCCAGGTCCGACGCATCCATGCCGGCGACACGGACGCCCACCGCGTACCGTTGCGGGTAGGACGCGTCGCGGATGCAGTGGGCAAGGTAGCTGTAGAACAGCCCGAGCTGGAGAGAGCCGGTGTAAAGCTCGATGTTCGCGAACGGATCGAAGAGCCGATCGCCGTACGTGGACGCGTGGTAGAGGATCGCCGGGATGATCGGCGTGCCGTTCGCGCGGCGCCAGCTCGCCGGGTAGTTGACGCCGTCGTAGGTCGCGCCGTGCACGAGGCGCGTCAGGTCGCGCCCGAACTTCCAGCCGTCCAACGCCTCGACCACCCGATACGTCGGGTTCGCGAGGTTGCGAATGTCCCAGACCTCGAACGTCCAGAGGAGCTGCGCGTCGACCTGGCGAAGCCGCAGCTCGCCGAACAGCGTCGGGACGTTGGGCCTCGCCGGATCGGCCTCCGCCATCGTCATATGGGGCGGCACCGGCCGGTAGACGAGGCGCCCGTCCTCGACATCCGCGCGCATCCACATCTCACGGAGCGCGAGCGTGTAGGCCTGGAAACGCGACATCTGCGACCACAGGCCCGAGCGCGCGATCGAGCCCGCCGAGCCGACGAGGCGGTCGATGTTGGGGGACGCGAGCTGGTTGTGTCGCACGTCGGGCTCGGCGTCGTAGAGCGTCGCGAGCTCGTACGACGTGGTCCGAAGGGCACAGTAGCTGATGTCCACGAGGCCCATCGCGGCGCGGCGCACGGAGCCGAGCTGCGTCTCCATGTAGGACTCGAGGATGGGCTGCCACCGCCCCTCCATCATGGCGTACCGGTGGCGCGTGTGCTCGACGCGGCGGGCCTCGTCAGGGTTGCCGGGCGCGGGCGGCATCGGGGCGGTCATGCTGGCGTTCATGGCGTCATCCTATCCGATGCGGAGGAGCTGCGGCTGGTACTGCCGACGCGTCACGAGCTCAAGCGCGTAGCGTAGCGCGTCTATCGTGTGTTTGTGCTCTGAGGCGGCGCGCCCGTCGAACTTGCCGAGGTCGTCAATGAGGCGCTTACAACGCGGGTGGATCACGAAGTCGCCGCGCAACATCGCGGCCTGGAGCACGCGGTAGCCGTGGAACACGGAGCCGGCGGGCTTGTACGCCGTGTGAATCCTTCCGGGCCACGTCCCGATCGGGATCTTGAGCGTCTTCTCGAACGCCTGGACGAGCAGCGCGTTGCTCTTCAGCGCGCCCCCACGTCGCGACACGGCGGCACGGTCGCCGACCCAGCGGTCAATCTGTTCCCACCGGAGCCCGGCGCGCTTGATCATGCTCAAGATCTGCGCGGCGTCATCCTCGGGTGTCGTCATCCCATTGCTGCTCACCACGTCAAGCACGGTGATCCTCGGCTCGTTGTCTCGCGAGCGCGTCACGGCCACCATGACCGCCGTTTGCGCGCCGCTCTCTTTCCCGTGGTCCACGCCGATCGCGATCTGTGCTTCGCCCGTCGGCGCCTCGTCGCGCACCATCGTCGTCGCGTCGAACTGGACGAACACCCTGCCCTCGGTGTACCCTGCCTCCCATTCGCCGTGGATGCGTTGGGCGCGCTCCATCGGGAGCACTTGGGCTTCGAGCTTCTGGATGTCGTCGGCCCGCAGGAGCGGACGCCCGCCGATCGGCGTGGTGGCCTCGACCGTCAAGGGCGTGTGGATGTCCTCAACCTCGCCGGACTCAACCAGCGCGCGGAGCCAGCCAAGCGGGAGGCCGATGGGCGTAAGCGTGATCGCGATGCGGCCTCGCTGGCGAAGCACGCGCGCGGCGAGCTCGGACCAGATGGCCTCCGGCGGCGGCTCGTCGATCAGGACGTAGTCGATCGTCGCGCCTGCGAGCGCCAGCGCGCCCTGGTTGACGGTTCGGATGCGGAGGATCGACCCGTTCTTGAACCGGACGATGGGCACCTTGCCCCGGAAGCCCTTGCCCGGCGTGTACTCGCAGTCTCCCTCGATCTCATCCTTGGGCAAGAGCTGCCAGATCTTGCCCTGGATGGAGAGCGACTGCTCCCACGACACGACGACGACCCAGGCCTCGATCGGCGCCGACTTGACGAGCGTGTGCGGGTGCGCGCCGAGACAGCGCCAGATGCAATCCGCGACGCCGGCCCAGGTTTTCCCGGCCTGGTTGCCGGCGCGGAACAGCTTGATCTGGCTTGTGCTCTGGAGGAAACGCAGTTGAGGCGGCGTCGGGCGGTAGTAGGCGAGCGGGTCGGCGTGCGCCCTCTGCCCCAGAACGTGCGCGGCCGACGCGAGCGCGGAGAGGCTCACGCGCCCACCGCGAAGAGCCCGGCCTGGACGGCGACACGATGCGCCGGCGCGCGGTTCATCGTGAGCCACTCGGCCTGTTGCTTCGAGAAGGTGCGCTTCTGCCCCTTCCGCCCGGCCGTGATCTCGACGGCGTCCCACTCGGCGATCACGACCTCGGCCTCGGAGATGGCGACGACCGCGCCGAGCTCGGCATAGGCCCGCGCGTGCCTGACTACCTCGTCGCGCCCGAGCGTCGCCGCATAGCCCGTGGTCCCGGCGTAGGGCGGGTCCATGTAGACGACGCAGTCGTCGAGGTCGCCCGGCGTCCCCATCCAGGCGGCCACGTCGCCGGCCTCGGGGATGGTGGGGAGGACGAGGACGGGGGGCCAGCCGCCTACCGCTCGCTCAAGGTCGGTTGCGAGCCCATTTGCCGACCGGCAGACCGTGATCCCAGCGGCGATCACGTCGTCGCTGGGGTCGCGCCAGTGCTCACCTTGCCCGCGCCATGAGTTGCCCGCGACGAACGCATGGGACGCCACCTCCCCCGCCACCCGCTCAAACGCCGTCGCCACATCCCCCACCGGCGTCGCGAACTCGCCGCCGTGCCGCGTGCCGCCGTTGCCCGTGTTCATCAGCGCGGGGCCGGCCATGTTGACGAGGCGGTTACCGCTCACGATGGTGGCGTACTCGGCGAGGCGATGGCAGCGGTCATCGGTAGTTGCGGCGTCAGCGTTCCACGCCTCTCCAGACGCCACGCCCGGATTGAACCCGCTATCAGGCTCGCAACGCCGGAATGACCATTGACCTTCGATCATCCATGATGCCGTCTCGTGAGCAGGCGGCATCGAGGACGCGCGCGCCCGCCTCTCCCCCCGCAACCGCTCCCACAGCGCCCGCGGCTCCTCGTCCTTCCATCCGCGGATGATCTCGGCCACGCGCCGGAGCATGTCGGCGTCGGGGTAGCAGCGGAGGAGCGCGGCGACGTCGGGGTCGGCCTCGGCCCACAGGTACGCGCCAGCGCCTTGACCCGAGCGGAGGCCGAGAGCGGCGAGGATGACTTCGGCGTACCCGGCCTTGTTGCCCATCCGCGAGATCGGCGGGCGACAGTGAGCGCCGCCGTGGAGGCGCAACGACACGGACGCCAGCCCCGCCGGCAGCTCGGCGAAGAGACGAGGGCGCCTCACGCGCCCCCACTCGCGAGCCGTACCACCTTGCCGCCGCGGCGCATGTCGACGGCGTCCTCGATGCGTTCGAGGTGTTGCGGCGGCATCGACGCGACGGCGGCGACGATGATTGAGAGGAGCTGCTCGTCAGACATCGACGCGTCAGGAGACGAGGCCTTCGCGATCTCCTCGTCGAGCAGACGGCGCGCTTCCATCGCCCGGAGCTTGATCGAGGCCACCGCCTGCCACGAGCCCGCCGACGACGCGTCGAGCGCCGCCTGCTCAAGCTGGGTCAGCGTCTGCCGCAGGTAGTCCACATACGCGATCTCGCCCGCCGTGGCAGGGTTGAGTGCGGCGCGTGTGCCGCCGCGAGGCTTCGGCGGTTTCCCGGTTCGCATGTGAGGATTTCCGTAGTTTGAAGGCGGCTTCAAGATGGAAGAGCGCGCGCGAGGGGGGAGGGGCTATCGCGGTCGGGGGGGGTCCGGTCGGTATGCACGGCCTCGTCGCCCCTCCCGTCCCCTCTCGCGCCCTCATGCGAACAGGTTGCGGGTATCACGGTACATCACGCGCCAGCGTTCGTGCCGCTTGACCGCTCGACTCGTGCGCTCGTCGCGTCGGCGGCGCTCGGCGCCCTCGCCAGGCGCGCACGCGGCGAAGTGCTCGGCGCCCTCGAAGGCGTCACACCGTCGGCAGTAGTGCTGCCCGGTGCCCTCGTGCCTGTCTCCGTGGTGGTAATGCCGTTCCATCCTCTGTCCTCCGTGTCTACCCGTTGAGGGATGCGCCCCGAGGCGTCACACCGTCACACCCGTCACAGCCCGTTTCGACAACCCCGGAGAGGTGCGTCTCTCCGATGCTCCCTGTACTCTTATAATGATGTGACGGGTGTGACATTTTATCTATAGATAGCTCTACTGGGCTCTTTCCCTGTCACAGCGTTCTGTCACAGGGTGGTGTTTGTCACACCCCTTAGGGTGTGACGGCCCGCTCCTTCCGGCGGTAGCCGCGGACGCGCGCGCCTCCGCGCCGCACCTGCACATGCTCGTGCGTGTCGATCTCGGCCATGATGAGGCCGATGCGCGAGACGACGGAGGCCGTGAGCTGCGTCAAGGGCAGCTCGAGGTGCGTCCAGAACTCGGAGACCGTGAAGAACCGCTGTTCATCGGCGAACGTCGCAAGGGACTGCGTGAGCGGGTCTTCACGCCGGTAGGCCGCGTTCGCCTCGTGGCGTGCGCCGTCGAGCTCCCGCGACAGATGCCACCGCTCGCCCGCCCGGTAGGCGGCGACGGCCTCGGCCCACACCTGTTCGTGCTCGGCGCGCACGAGGTCGAGGTCGATGCCCATCCGCTCAAGGCGCGTCGTCACGACCCAGAACCGCCGGTCGCCTGTAGGGTCGGAGAGGCAGTCCTTGTCATTCGTGGTGCCGATGAAGGCGCACTGACGCGGACGGCGTACGACGTGCCGCGCGTGCGACGGCCTGAACTTGTCGACCTGCGACGACAGGAAGTTCTTCACCGAGTTCGTATCGGCCTTGCCCATCCCGCTGAGTTCGCCCATCTCGTAGAGCCAGACGCCTTGAATCTGCTGAAAGCGGTCCTTGCTGTCCCACTCGAGCTTGGTATCGGAGAACCAGTCCTCGTGGTGAGCAAAGGCCGCGCAGAACGAGGACTTTCCGGCGCTCTGCACGCCGTGGAGCACAAGCGCCGTGTCGAGCTTGCAGCCGGGCTGCATGACGCGCGCGATGGCGCCGATGCAAAACCGGCGCGCGTACTCGCGAACGAGGGGCGAATCGTCGACGCGCAGCCACCGCGTAAGCCATCCGTCGAGGCGCTCGGTGCCGTCCCACGCGAGGCCGTCGAGCCACTCGCGGACCGGATGGTAGCTGTGCTCGCGCGCGACGAGCTCCACCATGCCGTGGAGATCGCCCATGGCGAACTCGACCTCGTGCCGCTCGGCGATGGCGAGCGCCAGCTCAATCACGCGGTAGTCCTCAATCGGCCTCCCGCCCCACTCGATGTGAGCGGCCATGTCGTTCCACCGGATGGCGCCCGCGAACACGGGGTCACCGCGGAGGATGCGATCAAGGTTGCGCAGCGTCGCGCGCGGCTTTGACGGGATGACGTTCCCGTGAATGAACCGCGGCGCCGATCGCTCGAGCTGGAGGTCGAACGGGTCGTCGTCGGGCGGCTCGGCGATGGAGAGAGCCGCGCGAAGCGCCGCCCTTGTCGGCTTCTGCGGTGTCGTTTCTTCCGTTTCGTCCATGCTACTCATCCGAGGAACGAGGTGAGCGGCTGTGCCCAGCCGCATGAGTTGAGGTGCGAGCACTTGGCGTAGCCCGTGCCCTCGATGACCCACCACACAGACGTGTCCGCGCACTTCGGGCAGCGCACCTTCCGCGCGAACCCGGAGACGACGACGGCGCCGAGCTGGCGCGCGAGCGTGTCGCGCGCGATGGGATCGAGCCGCAAGCGGCGCGCGAGCTCGTCGTCTGCGGCCTTCGCTGTCCACGCCGTGCGCCGCGGCACGTCGATCACGCGCGCCGGCGGCGGCTTCGGCTTCTCCCGGACGAGCTCGAGCAACCACGCGGGCGCCTGGCGCGGCACCTCGTCGTAGGGGCCGCCCGTGAGCAGCTCGTACCGCGCGCCGCTCCGGTGCCGCGTCGGAGGCCCGATGACGTAGCCGCCCTCGCCGCGGACATCGACGCCGGGCACGATGCCCTGCGCGTTGCGGATGTTGACGCCGTCGGCCGTCGGCCACTCAAACCAGAAGTGACGCCCGCGCCCCGTACGGACGCCGACGGTTCGCACGAGCCCGTGCTCTCGGCACCTGTCGCGATACCACGCAAGCGCCTCGTCACCGTCGCAGTCGAGCACCCACAGGCGCGAAGCGCGCCCCGTCGCGATGCCGATGCCGGCCTCTGGCCATTCGGCCCACCATCGCCCGACCTGCTCCACATCCGCGCTCGCCGCCGTCTGCCACGCGCCGAGGCGCGGGTGTTTCCCGCGCTGCTTCTCGGGGCACTCTGCCCCGCGCCAGCACGAGCACTGTAGGCGCTCGTCGACCATGTAGAGCGGGTGCACGCGCAAGCCCGCCGCGGCGCACTGGAGCGCCGCCTGTCGCATGTCCATCTCTGTCTCGCCTTCCGCCGCCGGGGAGACGCGCAACGAGGACGAGGCATCGAGCCCCGCCCCCGTCGCGCTACGGGGGATCAGCCCGTGTCCGGCGAGGACGTGTTTAGGTTACTGCTCTGCCTCATCGGCGTCAAGCGCCGCCACGCGCTCGGCGGCCTCGTTGACGGCCTGCTCGACGAGCGCCGTGAGCACGCCCGACGGAGTCGAGCCCACCATTCGCGCGAGCAGCGCCAGGCCGTCCCAGTGGCGCCGGCTCATCGTGACGGAGCGCCTGACGCCGTCCTCGTAGATGCGAGGCCGGCCCGCGCCAGCTCGTGCGCCGCCCCTCACCCGCGCACCCGCACGGCCCACGGGCCGTTCGAGTCACCGACGAGGATCACGTCGTCGCCGTCGCGGTAGATGGCGACGTGGTCGTCTGCGTCGGCGGCGAGCACGAGCTCGCCGAGGTCGTCGCCCTCGGGGTCGTAGCCGTCTCCGGCATTGTTGCCGAGGTGCCAAGCGCAGTTCGCGGCGCTGCGGAGGTCGTCGGCGTCAGCGATCGCGAGGAGGGAGGTTGCGGTGATGTCCATGGTGTGCTCCTTCGTTGTCGCTCGGCTCCATCGCCGCCCGACACCATTAGATTAGCGCACCACTATTCTACGTGCAACGAGAAGGGCTCAACTATTTTCACCGCGTGAACTGCACTCGCATATTGCGCAGCTTTGCCGGGCCGAACGCCCCGCGCATCATTCGTCGTCCACGACGAACAGGTCGTCGGCGTGCGCGTAGACCATCCGCCCGCGCACGTCGAGGATGAGCACGGGGTGCGCGTCGAGCTCGTCAGGCTGGCGCAGTCTCGGCGGGTCGCGCTCCAGGCCGAGCCGCATCGTGGCGAGCCACTCGCCGCGGCGCCTGGCGTCGATGCCCTCGCCGAACACGTCGACGGCCTCGAGGTAGTCGCCCGCCTCGACGACGACGCGCGCCCCATCGGCCGCGAGGAGCGACAGCTCGGCGCGCGTCAGGTAGGCGCTCACAGTCCGCCGGTCTGGAGCATCCGCAGGACGGCCACCTCGATCGGGCATCGCCACTCCAGCGCGCGGCGCTCGATGCGCTCCCAGGCTTCGGGCGGGAGGCGCACGGTGCGCCTTTCGAGTCGTGGGCGCGACGCGCTCACTTCGCCCCACCCGCCGCCGCGTTGACGGCGCGCCGATGCGCACGCGCCACGGCCGCCGCCGCGAGCTCGATGGGCTCCGGCCCCTCGCCGCACATCCAGCGCCCGAGCTCGGCCCACACGCCACCGGCGACACGAGCGGGCGGCAGCGGTAGTCGGAGCTGGGTCATGGAAGCCGCCACAGCACGCGCCCGCCGTGGTCGCATCGCATCGCCCCGACCTCGCGAAGCATCACGAGCAGCTCACCCGGCAGCACGTCGAGCATGAGCCGCAGCGTACGCGCCGAGAGCGGCCCGTGGTGGCGTAGGAGACGACGCAGGCGCTCAACCATGCCGCCTCCCGTACACCGCGAGGCAGGCGGCGTCGGCGAGGCCGTCGTGGGGCACGCGGCGCCGCCCCGGCGTCAGGTCCAGCTCGGGGAGGTGCGCTCGGCACCACGCCACCGAGCGGGCCTTCGTGTCGCCGGGCAAGTCGGCGAGGATCTCGCGCTGCCACCGCTGCGGCGTCGGGATGATGACGGGCACGCCAAGCATCGACGCGCCGCCGAGCCATAGCCCCCAGCCGACGCCCATCGTGCGCGCCGACGTGGCGCCCTCGCCGGGCCGTCCGCCGACGCGCTCGAGCACCACGAGGTCCAGCGGCCACGTCGCGTGTACGAGACGCAGCCAGCGCGTGACCTCGGCGTGCGCCGCCTCCCACGACTGCCCGCACAGCAGCTCGGAGGCGAGCACGGCGTGGACGTGCGACTCGTCGCGGATGAGCACGGCGGCGCCGTCTTTGCCGGGGTCGATGCCAAGGATGTTCATTTCAGGTGTTCCACGTTGGCCAGAAGCCGGTAGCTCCAGACGCGCTGGACGCTGGAGTTGCGGCGCGAGCGCACGCGCTCGGCACGGCCGCAGATGACCATGTTTTGCAGGATGTTGCCGACCGACGAGGCCCGCGCTCCGAGCTCCTCGGCGATGTCCGCAGCCGTGCTCCACGGCTCCGCGTCGAGGGCAAGCCAGACGCGGTCTGTCAGCGTTCGTCCGTTCTCGTCAAGCACGGTCGGCATCGTCGCCCTCCTCGTCGCCCACCTCGCACGCGAGGCGCACGGCGTAGGCTACGTCGAGATCATCGAGGCCGTACACCTCTTGCATCCGCGCGATCACGCGCGTAGTCGGCCGCCGCTGGTCGCGCTCCAGCTTCGACAGCGTACTCTGGAGGATGCCGAGGGCCGCAGCGGCCTCCGTCTGGGTAGTCTCTCCGCGCCACTCCCGACAGAGGGCGCCGAACGTTCGGTGGTTCAGCATGGCCTACTGCTACCACGGCGGGCGCCGTCATGGCAAGGCGGAATAAATCTTCATCGTCAGCCTTGCAGTATTCCACTGGGGCATAGTAGAAGGGGAAGGCGAGGTGAGCATGAAGGTTCGAGTCTACATGGCCGGTTCCGACTACAGCGGCGTTCCCTGGGCGTTCTTTGCCCATCCCGACAACGACGAGTCGTGCGCGAACGCACGCGCCCTCACGGTGTCGTTGTCTGGCCACGACGACATCTACGTCGTCGACCTCGAGGTGCCCGCCGCCGTCATGCTCCAGACGCGCCCCCTCCCGCCGGTTTACCGCGCTTACCCGGAGTCCCCTGATGTCTGAACTCTACGCCCTTGCCGTGTGGGCTATGTCCCCAGCAGGCGGCCCGCCGCCTCTCGCCTACCTCGTCGCGGCGCTGTCGCCGCTTATCGCTCACTACACCCTGGAGTCGTAACCATGCCCCTCGTCATGTCCGCCACCATCGGCAAGCTGGCCGAAGCCCTCGCCTCGGCACAGGCCGAGATGGGCCCGGCGAAGAAGAACGCCACGAATCCGCACTTCCGGTCCACGTACGCGGACCTCGCCAGCCTCCACGACGCTTCGCGCGTCGCGCTCGGGAGGCACGGCCTGGCCGTGGTCCAGTTGCCCGGCCGCAGGGACGACGGAACCACGACGGTAACGACGATGCTCATGCACGCGTCTGGCGAGTTTATCGGCGACGAGAGCGGCGTGCGACTGTCCGCCGAGACGGCCCAGGCTGCCGGCAGCGTCATTAGCTACCT